TCATCATCAAAGTTTCGCTGGAAGACTATCGTGTCTTCGGACGCCTCCGGGATGAAATAGTGCCCCACTGGCACCATCTCTCCTCTCTCAGGAGGCTCCATCTGGACATTCTCTTGCTTCTCTATAATGTCCCTTCTCCACTGAGCAAATGTCACGTTCGACTTGTGTCCGAGTTCAGCAAGTTGACCAATCAAGGTCGCAACTGCTTCTTCTCCATGATGACACATCATTTCCACCGCCTGATCCACCTTCATCTGCATGATCCCAAGGTCTCCATCATTGATCTTCTTCTGCCAGATCAACTCTCTGTGTATCACCTTCTTCGGCAAAGGTGCTGACACATACCCTCTGTTCTCAACAAAGGGACTCTTGAGGAACGTAAGATCATCAAAGTGATCAGTCAGTTCCAGCTCATCTTCCTTCGAAGCTCCAGTCACTGTGTAACCTAAAATGTTCAACACGTTCGCAACCGAAGCCCTATGGTAGTAAGCCAAAACTTCTTGTCCTGCTGTCACTATGACGTCGTCTCCATATGTCAAGCATCGCACTCGCTTCGTGAACACGTCCAAGTTCCTCGGCACGCCTGCCATCAACTGACTCACCACCAAAGCAACCAGCATGTTGTACCAGTTGATCAGTGAATTGAAAATGTCAGTAGCCGCATTACCTGACTTATTACCCTGTGTCGTCTGACACAAATAAGGTCCTGCAACTATGTAGGCGTGTGTAATAGACCGTACGATTGACGCCCGCGCCAACCGGTCTCTGTTGCCGTAGTACTTGTCCATGAGAGCCAAAATCACATTGAATCCTTGAACTGTCTCTGTTCCATCGAAGTTACTGTAATCGATATCAAAACCTTGGTCTCCCACTTCATGGAAACGCTTTCTCATCGCGCCCCAAACTGCGTCCTTGTCTGCCCCTATCGCATGGCATAATCTGAAACCCAAATTCTTCTTTGCCCATGCAATGAAACGGCCACACTTCCTTCTCTGAAGTAGAGTGTGTGTCAACTCTGGTGCCACAAACACTCGTACTTTACCTGTCTGGACTTTTGTGAGTGACAATAACTCGTCCTTGTTCACTGCGACCCACAAAACATGAGGCAAATCTCCTTTTTCCACTCTCTCTAACTCATCAGTGTAATGCTGAGTGAAAGTCTTCTGCACATGTGGAATAATCCTTGTCTGAGCCACATCAGAAAACTCATACTGCACTTTCTCTCCTTCCTTCTGCGGTAACGGATCAAACAACTCAGTCTTCCCTTTCGCAAACGTCTTAGCTAGATACCCAGGTGATGTGTCCATCACCAAACCTGGGTAGTTATCAAATCCATTGATAACTTCGTGCTCAGTCAAATCTCCGTCTTCTGTCTCTGGAACTCTATCCAACATGTAAGCCACCACATGCTCGTGCAAACCAACTGGAACTGTTTTCTTTGCAGTTGGTTCGTATTTTTGGAGATTAGTGTACAACGTGTGCACGTTACCTACAACTCCAGCACGAGCAGGGAGATACTCATCCTCCCAGTCTTTATGCCTGAGTCCTGTCCTCGAGAAAGCGGTCTTCTTTGGAAGATGGCGATGTAATTTCTCTCCATTCATCGCCACCTGTCCAATCATCTCCACCTCAGAGTTCCAATACGGACACTCCTCTGCTTCTTCGAAGATCTCAACACTGTCGTCATCACACAAGTCCCACATGTTACACTTGGCTGGCACAAAGATACGTCCTTCTATTGCCTTCTCTGCGCTCTCAACACCCTCCAGAGTGAAATCTGCCACTCCAACGATTTTGTGGGTTGCTTCTTCTTTCCCCCACACATGTAACCCGATAATGGGTCGCATCTTCGTAGCATTTCTCACCAAGTAAGGTCTCCCACAGTCTCCAGATCTCGAATTTGTCTCCGTCTTCCCTGGTAATCCAACCTCATCTCTCTTCTCCAACACATTGGAGTACGAAACTACTGCTCTTTCCACTGAGGTTTGAGTTAACCACAAAGCAGCAATCTCGGAATCAATGTAAGTCTTCTTGTCTTCTGCCTTCATCACAAAGTGACGAATCGACTTAACTTGCAGAACTGTATCTGTCAGACTTACTAGACGTAGATCCCTTTTTCCTCCAAAGTACCCAGTCTCAACAACAACTTCACTGTTGACTCCTGTTATACTGAGCGGTTGAAAACCCAGTCTCACTCCTCGTCTCGACCTTGTTTCTATAAAGATTTGTCGAGTTTGGTCCTCCTCTTCTACATAACTCTTGTAGAAGTGATTTGGAATGAGTAAAGTTGCGGAGTCTAGAGCCATTGACCACAAACCTCGAGGTGCTTTTGAATCACAACGGATTTCCACCCTAAGGATGTTTCTCTGTATTGCTGAAATGACTTCCTCTCTTACATTCACTCCTTGATCTTGCAGACTAACTGCAACTTTCGTTGCCATTCCTTTCGCTCCAGGCACTCTGATCGGATTCCTCGCATTTCCTTTCTCGTAAGCCGGTCCTTCTTGATCCTCTTCCGACAACACAACAGCTTTCTCACAGAAAACGCGAAACAAACGGTACAAACCGTAGGTCAAACCAACCATAGCTGCTCCAGCTCCAACAGAGACTAATGTCCACTTCACAATTCCTGGCCAAGGACTCTCTGTTTTCTTGGTTGCCATCAACTTCCTGTCATGAGTTGTCTTCACGAACAACACAAACGCACTAAAATCCGACAAGGTAGCCGGAATGAAAAACTGCGTGATCATTGTGGCTTTACTCACACAACGATCAAAGTGTTGACGTGACCTGAAACCGAGAATTCCGTAGTCTACTCGCATTGAGCTGTACATTGCCTTTGCTGTCTGTTGCGTAAACTCATTTGCCCTTCTGAGGTTACCAACAACTGTTATATAATGCATACGAGCTGTTAGGACACTCTGATCTCTACATATCGCTTTATCAGGCGGATCTTGAGCTTCGTTGTCTTCTTCATCTTCACTTTCTGCTTCTTGCTCGTCTTGTTGAACTCCAATCTGCGCAAAGTCCACAACTTGTCTTGCCAACTCTCCGTTCACAGTCCACACTCGATCCATTTGGTTCTCAAGAGCGTCGACTAAACCAGGCATGTCAGTAAAA